AACATTAGCTCACAATAATACAGTTCTCTACTTAAACGGAGTGGTGGATAAACTAGGGAATGACTACACAACTGAAATAAAAGATAATTCTGCGGATAATATGAACATTTGGGCTTTCGGTAATGGGTGGATTGGGGGACAACGTATCTTCAACCGTGCCCTCAGTGCCACTGAGATTGCAGGCATATACCAGAATGAAAGGTCGCTTTTCGGGGTTTAAAAATGAAATATAGAGTGATGTCGGAAAAAGAAGTGGTTGACTACGATGTGAAGGACTTGGCACTTGCTCAGGCTAAGTTTGCCACCGAGAAAACCAGAGTAGAAAAAGCCAAACCCACTGCCGAGGAAATAGCTGAAGGTAAAATCCCTCATACCAATATTCATAAGTGTTATCATGACGAACACCCGCCAAGACCTTGTGAGATTATCCAGAAAGCAACGCCTGACATATTGAAAGAGGTTTAAAGATGGCACTTAAAATTTATACCGCACCTACCATAGAACCTGTTACTGCTACCGAAGCCAAGTTACACATACGGCTTGACTCAGGAACTTTCGCCGATGATATAACGTCTGTTCAAAGTATCTTTCCGGGAGACCACGTTGCCGCCGCCGCCTACTCCCTAAAAGGCACGGGTGTTGATGTTCTAGGTAAACAGACACTAGTATTGTTTGAATGGGCTGGATTTGGACTAGGTAGCACTGTAGACGTTAAATTACAGGAATCCGACACCGATGTAGACGGCAATTATGTAGATGTCACATCAGGGGGGTTCACTCAGGTAAATACTGCAACCGCCAATGCCACCTTTGAGAAGGCATACACCGGAACGAAACAATATTTGAGAGTCGTTTCTACTGTAACGGCTGCTACTGCTGATTTTGGAGTCTCTATTATTACCAGCGAGCCGACCTCAGCAGAAGATACGATGATTGATACCCTCATTAAAACCGCTCGTAGGTATTGCGAGACCATCTTAAATCGTGCCTTGATTACTCAGACATGGGATTTATGGATTGATAGATTCCCCTCCAGAGACTATATAGAAATCCCCTTACCTCCATTACAGCAACCATCCGTCACGGCGGGGTCGTTTGCTACCAGCACAAAATACCGTATCCTGACTATAGGTTCAACTAATTTTACCCTGATTGGAGCATCGGCAAATACGGTTGGGGTTGTCTTTACCGCCACAGGTGCAGGAGTGGGTACTGGAACGGCAACCGCCTCTCCGATTATTACATATTATGACACCGATGATACCGGCGCCGATATGGATGCCGGGGATTACTACGTAGACGTGATTAACAATCCAGGGCGCATCGGATTGAATTGGGGAGAATCATTCCCCTCGACAACTTTGAGACCCTTCAATGGAGTGAACATTAGATTTATCTGCGGTTATGGGGATACCGCCGCTACTGTTCCAGAAGAAATCAAACAGGCGATACTCTTAATTATCGGGCATCTATACGAACACCGGGAAGAAACCACCGATAAGGCGTTGCAGAATGTACCATTAGCGGTTGATGCTCTTTTATATCCATATCGTATCTGGAGTTTTTAATGCGTGCAGGTGATTTGAAACAACGAATTGAATTACAAATCCCTTCCAGAAGTCAGAACTCTATGGGGGAATGGATTGATACTTTTGCTACTCAAGCAACAGTCTGGGGAGCGATTGAACCTTTATCTGGTAATCGTCTCTTTTTGGCTCAACAGGCAAATAGTCAGATACAAGGTGTAGTCAGAATCAGATACCGTTCTGGGGTAGTCCCGACTATGAAGTTGAAATTCGGTCAGAGATATTTTCAGATTCTAGCAATTATTGACCGTGATGAGGAACACAAAGAACTTCAACTTTTCTATAAGGAAATCATAATATGAGTGTAATTTTTGTGGTTAGTATTCCTATCAAAGTTAAAGGTGAACCTAATCCTGTCATGGCAGTTATAGGTCATGCTGAATCTAAATTATTAGCTGAAAATATCTTCAATCAATGGAGTCTCATCAATGAAAATGGAATTATCATAGAATACGAGAAGTCGGGGAATGATATAATCCGCAAAATAGAACAATGGAATATAAAGAATGAGTAATTTTACGGTTGAAGTTACCGGTGAGGAGATGATTCGGGACAACATTGCGAAGATTGCTCAACAAATGGAACCTGATGTTGTTGAGGGGATTTTGTTGACTCAATCCGATATGGTGAAAGAACGGATTGTTACGAACGCTCCACAGGGTCCCACTGGCAATCTCAAACGAGGTATTGTCAGTAAAATCCTGGTGAGAAAAAGCGAGAATAAATACGCTCCAGCATTTGTCGGTATCAATTATGGGATTGCTCCACATGCGCATCTAGTGGAAAAAGGACACATTTTATGGCGGGGAGGGAAACGTGCTAGAGGTGAAGGTTATCAAATTGGTGTTGTAGAGGCACATGAATTTTTCTTCCCGGCGTGGCATTCCTCTCAGGATGAAGTGCGGGAAAATATCGAACAGGCAATAAAAGAAAGCATCGAGGGGGCACCGTCTGCATGAACATCGAACAGGCTTTTCAAGTTGAGTTACTAGAGACTTCGGCGGTCACGGCATTGATTTCCACTCGTGCCTATTATGTCAAAGCACTGAGTGATGTTTCTCTCCCCTATCTAGTAATCCATAGCATCTCAAATATTCCAGTACGACCCTATGTTACTGCAGCAACGGGTAAACTCGTTACACGGTTACAGGTATCCATATTTGCCACCACCTATGCTAGTTGTAAAGCGATTTCAGCCGCCATTAAAACTGCCTTCGATGGTTTTTCTGGCACAATGGGAACGGCAGGTATTGTGGTAGGTTGTTGTTTTCTGGACAACGAATATGACCTGCCTTTTGAAGATTCACCGATAAAAGAAGGTACAGGGATATACGGAATCGGCGTAGATTACATTTTGCATTATTAAGGGGGTGAAACATGGCAACTGGTAATACTCAGGTCGGATATGGTACGACTCTAAAATGGAACGCAATTCCTATCGCCAAATTAACGAAAATTGGCGAATTCGGATTCTCGGTGGACAAAATAGATGTTTCTACATTCGATGCGGCATCGGCTTTTAAGGTAATCAAGGCTGGATTGATTGACCCCGGCGAAATCTCCTTTGAGGGAGTAGCCGCCACCGATGATACGACCGGACTCATGGCAGCTTTTACTGATTGCCGAGGACGCACCACACGGGCGGCTATCGTAACAATGCCCACTTCATTGGGCACATTTACTTTTACCGTTTCGGGTTTTCTCTCCGAAATGAAATTAGGAGATATTACTCCGGATGGAATAATTACGATTAAAGGCAAAATCACTTGTGACGGAGCCACAACATTAGCGAGTGCCGCATAATGACTGAATTCAAACAGATAAAAATTACCCTCGATAAAGAGCGAATCCTGAGATTGACCATGCGGGGAATCAATGAATTCCAACAGGTCACTGGTGTTGACCTTCTGACGATGGATAATCTCCAGGATTTAACCCCTCGCGAGATGACCGCCTTAATTTGGGTATGTCTCAATGACTGGACGGTGAAACTAGAGGATATACCGAAACTGATAGAGCCGATTGATGCCATCGAATTGATGAAGGCTATTATTGAATGCATTACAAATTCCTTGCCGGAGGTGAAACAAGAAAACGTCCCTTTACCAGAACAGCCACCGATTGGCTTGCCCTCTGGAGTTTCGCAGTCTATAACCTCAAAATCAATCAAGACGCTTTCTGGGGATTGACCTTGCGGGAATTCAATGCCCTTGTGGAACGATATGCAGAGGAACAGGACTGGCTAAACTACCGGGCGGCTATGGTTGCATCGGTTATTGCATCAGGTTTGTCTGGTAAAGAATTCCAGCCAAAGGATTTCATGCCACAAAAACAATCAGAACCACAGACACCAGACCAGATATATCAGCAACTGAAAATATTTAGTGTTCTGCTAGGCGGTACAATGGAGAAGGTTGATGGCTAGTATTGGGGAATTGAATGTTATCATCAGGGCGGATGACCAGTTTAGCGTGCCTCTCAAAAGAGTCCATACTTCGTTATCAACGAATTTGACAGCTACCCGTCAATTAGCAATGGGCGTTACTCATTTGGGAATGACGTTCATGTCGATGGGGTTCATGCTCAAAAATACGAAAACAGCATTAGGTGAAACAATCGGCGGGACTTTAATGTTCGTGGGTTCGATTGCCACAGCTATTGGGGCCTCGTTGCAGTTCATTCTGGCTATCGGGAAAATGGTCAAGGCACTCAGGGCTTTACAGATTCAACAAATATTGACGCAGGCATTTAGTGGTCCCGCAGGTTGGGCAATGCTGGCAGGTGGAGTAGCGGTGGCTGGATTAACGATTGCGGCGACAAACGCTAAAGTAGCGAAACAGACTTCTCCCAGAACAGGTAATACGGTCAATGTGACCGTCATGGGTTCGGTAGCCACAGAACAAAAAATATCTGATTCTGTCCGAAAGGGGATTCTTGCCAGTCAGGATAGAAATTCAACGAGCGGGATTAAATGAAACAAACAGTATATATTGAGACAAATGATGTTGATAATTCAATATGTGCACTCAGAAGAACCATTCCAACAGGTGAAGATTGGGATGTTATACGTGTTGGAGCGGGAACTGATGCGGATATAAATAATTATGTGGGATTATATGCCTATAGCGGTACTGCAAATAAATGGGGATTTGTTGAAAGACAGTTCTATTGCATTAATAACTTAAATGAAGCCGCTGGAAAAACATTATTATCAGCTACCTTAAAATTTACAGTACCTTACAAAAATAAAAATATGATTGAAACTCCTTCAATCAATATTTATAATTATATACCTATTGATATTGAAGACCCTGATTCGCCGGTCAATTTTGTTGGGGCAGGAAATACCGCTTATAGTACCGCACTTACTTATAATGTCTTAACTGCGACTAATTTAGGCAATCAATTTATTTTTAATACAGTGGCATTGGCAGCCTTACAGGCGGCAATGGCTTCCAGTTCCGCATTCTATTTCTGTATCCGTGATAAATTATTCGATGTGGATGGAGGAATTCCGAATTGGAGTGCAACAGCACATTATGTCGTCGGAATAGGTGAGACATGGCCACGATTGGAAATTTATTGTACAGATGAGACTTCCCTGATTCTCGAACTCGCTTTCAATCAATCAATTTTCACAGTTGCCCCTACATGGACGGATGTATCAGCAGACCTGATGAAACTCAATATCAAACGTGGCAGAATGCACGAACTGGATAGGATAGAGGCTGGAACTGCCGTTTTCACGTTAGACAATTCAGACGGCAACTGGTGGCGATACAATACGACTGGCGCTTTCTATGTCGCCGCTTCTGCGGAAGTCGTTAAACCGCTAACTTTAATCAGGTATAGTGTAACCTATGCAGGCATTACATATAGGCGTTTCTATGGTGTAGTGGAAAAGTTTAAACACAGTTGGCTCGAAGATAAAGGGTATCATCCGATTGTGGAATTACCCTGCGTAGATTTATTTAAAAGTCTGGCGCGTCTGAAACTGCAAGCTTTGACCTCCACTACCGGTATCCATACCAATGTCGGAATTATGGCTTCTAATTCTGATGCCGCACAAAAGTTAATTGTCTTGAATAGTACAGAAGATATTTCGCGATTACATGTAACTCAACTATTGACTGTTGGTGATGATTTAACGACCGAAGTCAATTATATAGATTCCATCGCTGTTAATACCCTTACCCTCACGATGCATAATAATCTAGCCAATAATTATACAACCGCCAATCATGGGTATGTTAAGAAATTCCCGGCGGTTTCCAGTAACGGACGAATTTTAGACATCCTCAGTGAATTGGGATGGCCGAGTAGTCTAACTTCTTTAGCGACTGGCAAGGTAATTGTCATTGAATATGTACCACCTGCAGGAGGAACTTCTGGATTAGAGCATCTCCAGGATGTGGTTGAAGCAGAGGGAGGTCTCTTTTTTATCGCCAGAGATGGTATTGCAACACTTCAGGATAGGGATTACCGCCGGTCTCTAAGTTCGTCAACTGTTTTTAGTGATGACGGTACACATTCTCATTATGTGCTCCCTGACCCGATTGATGATGACGACTTAATTTTTAATGAGGCTCATGTTTTGGGGGATGGTATTTCCGAACAAATAATACGGGATGCGACCTCACAATCCACACAGGGAGCGCGTGTTGTTTCCCGGACGGAATCCCTGATTTATTCTGATAACGATGCCTTCGACCAGGCTTGGATGATTGTTCAAAGATTTAAGGATTCTCAACTTCGATGCCAAACTCTATTGATATACCCCGATGCGGACCCGACTGATTTGTATCCAAAAGTCTTAGCTTATGATTTGTCTACTCGAATTACCCTTGAACTCAATAGCACGCAAAATCCCGCTCTGATTAACAAGGGCTATCATATCGAGGGCATTGAGGAGAATTGGAGCCGCCTGGATGACCGCTATGAGGTCACATGGCAGTTATGGGATGTAAACCAATACCAAATTGTCCGGGCGGAACACGATGGTTACCTTTATGGTGAGAATGCGGTTTATGCTACTGCCCACGACCTTGCGGTTGGCACAGTCAAAAACGATGATACTGTCGTAGCAGTTGGGCAATCAAATGAAGGCACGGGTATCAGTGATGACTTCTGGATATGGCGGGGATTCGTACAATTCGATACTACGGGAATTATCGCGGCAAATGTCCTATCCGCCATCATTCTGGTAAAAATCTATGGCTATTATATCATAGATAACCAAATCTACATTATCGTTGTATCCCCTTCCACACTGGCAAATCCACTGGTAGCGACTGACTATGCTGTGCTTCATGGCTCGACTTCGGCTTGGGGAACATCAACTTTAATTACAACACCCGATATAAATACGTCATGGTTAATCATTTCACTGACTCAAGATGCTATCAATACCATCAATGTGGCAGGTACAACTAAATTCGGGCTGAGAAGCAACCGGGATATTTCTACAACTACTCCCGGTACGCCCGGCCCTTTGCGGGAATGGATTGCATTTTATGGAGTAGGTTCAAGCGCGGTTCCCAGACTCATTGTAACGTTTAAGCCGACAATTTAATTACTTTTCGACTTTGTATTCAACCTTTTCTTGTCTTATTGCCCTTGAACCACATTTGGGGCATTTATCAAAATCACTGGAATTTGAATCTTGCCCGAAAATCTTTACAGAATTTAAATCCATAAGGGCATCCGAGACCTTATTTAGAGTGTCCCTGTTTGAATAATGCCATATATGTCCGCAAGCCTGACAGGTTACTTTCGTTTCGCTCACAATACCAACCTTGGTATCCTGTTTTTCCTTTTGTTTTACTCCAATTCGGAGAAGGAAATAGAAAGTAATAACCGCAATTATAATTAATAGAAAAATTGTTAGACCGTTCATACTCCCCTCCTTTTAGACTTATAGTAAATCATATTACACAATAAAGGACTTTGCAATGCCTAGTGTAGAAACTAAGATAGCC